TTCTGTACTAAAGTAAATAAATCTTCATTTGGTTTTAACTTCATTAATGTATCAGGTAACATTACTAAATTATGTTCACCAAATAAATGACTTGCGCTTTTGATAGCACCAGTATATTCTTTTTCGTTTGGATTTTGAAATACAAATGATATATTATATTTCTCTTTATATTTTGCTAGATAACTTACAAGTTCTAATTTGTTTTCATTGATAACTATCACAAACTCTACATCTTTTCTACCATAATCTCTAAAGAAGTTAAAACAATTATCTATTAGTGCGTTGTCATTATCTAATCTTAATATCTCTTTAGGGTAAGGTAGATTTAATCTAGTGCCTTTTCCAGCGGCAGGTAATATAACTTTTAATTTACTCATTGTATCCAAATCTTTCAAAGTCTTGTTTATAATATGTATAAATGATTTTCTTTTGTTCTTCTGTAAGTTCTATTTTTGTTCCTATATAAGGTTTACTTTTTTTCTCTCTAATACTTGAATCTATCTTTTGAAGATATGACCATATAGTTTTATCTTCTAATTTAAATATCTTCATATTTTTACTTTCATCTAACCATTCTATTTGTCTTCTTAAAATATCTTTATCTATATAATCATTTACATTATCATCTTTTAAATATTGTAATAGTCTATCTATTGTAACTCTATCTTTTTTTTCTTTTCTTATTGATTGATGATAGTAAGCACTTAAAAATCTGGCATAAGGATTTCTTACTTGTATTAAATATTTTTTAAATGTGTAACCATTTATATTTAAAGTTTTAATATCAGTATGTGATCCCCATATTCTATTCCATCGACCTGGTTTACATTTTTTAATTTGAGTAAATACACTTGTTCCTCCACACTTGGGTATATGAATAAATGCAATATTCTCTGGTGTAAAATAAATCATCTCTTATAATAATTTAATAATTCTAATTTTTGTTGTACAGTAAAGTTTTTAGATGTACCTGCTGTAATCCAACAAGTATCATCATTTAATTGTTGTTTCATTGTTTTAAATTGTTGTTCTGTAATAACTGGTTTATGAGTTAAGTTTTGTTCTTGCCATAAATTCATAGGGTGGTCATCATCTGGTGGGTCACTAAACATTTCTTTAGCGTGTTCAACAACTTTCTTTGCTGCGTCAGATGTAAATACAGCAGCAGATACCCCGCCTATTCTCTTACCACCTTTTACTCGACTAATTCTTAAATGTTCTACACCTTCGTTATCATCTTTAAATATTTGTGTCTTAATAGGTAAACAATTAATTTGTGTTTCTAATATTAAATCATTTTCTTCGTAAGGTAAGTTATACCAACGTAATAGATAGTAATGTCGTCTTTCAGGATTATCAGATAACTCTGCTCTTTTCCAATTGACACCATATTCTTCACACTTCATAAAAGTTTCTTTTGTAGGATTGTATAACGCAATAATCTTTTTCATACTAGGGTAATATTTGTGACACTGTTGTGCCCATAGATCAAAGTAATGATTAAAGTAATTAGGATCTGCTGCGCAATATAAAATCATTTAGGTATCTCTGTGTGTGCAATATGTTGTAATTGATGTATCTTTCTTTTATCTTCCATTGTATGAAAGTAATAACCTTCTATCATATCATAACCATTGTCTCTCGCCCACAACACTCTTTTGTTACCAATGTGTACGTAATAACCTGGTATTAAATTACCGTCTTTATCTTTATGTTGAGGATTTTTAGGGAGTATTCTATCTTTAACCCATTGTTGCCTATGATCAGTAACAGCAATAGGCCATATCATTCCGTGTTTTTCAAAACTTTCATTATAACCAAACTCATTCGATCTTTTAATCAACCAATCGTTTGATGGTATAATACGCAATGATTTTACTTCAAAGTATTGAACAACAAACTCAGATATATTCTTTTGTGCTTTTAATATTTTCATAACCACATTTCGCAATATAATAACTATCTATAATATCAGTAACAGGATTGTTTAATTTTCCCATATCAAAAATCTTTTTTAAATCTACTTTTGTTTCATTCGTAAACGCTTCATACATTTTCTCTTTGTCTGCGTTACCTTTTCCACTAGCAAATTTTTTAATGACACTAGGCACGATTGTATCATACTTAAATTGTTTTTCATAATCAAACCTATATTTAAGGATTCCACAATTTTCCGCAATTTGAAAAATCGCTTGTCCTTTTGAGCCAAACGAGTAACCTTCAATGAAGATTGCTTTTTCATCAATATTTTTTTCCACACAGTGTATGATAAAGTCCGAGAGATTTTTAAATCTCTCAATCGGAGTTTTGTATTCTTTGTGTTCATAGCCTGTTATGTTTTTTGACATACTCCCTAAGTGTTTCTTTTTACTTGTTAAAAAATAAAATTGACAGTCTTCAAATTTAAAATTTGTATCTGCCACACAAATAGCTGGGCTATTTAAACTATAATCAATTCCAATTATCTTCTTCGCTTGTCCAAACTTCTTCATCTTCTAGGTCCTCTACTTCGTGTCCACAAAAAGGACAAGTTAAAGGTTCTAAATCCTGTACTTCTATATCCCATTCTACAGTATATTTAGTTTCGCAACTAGAACAAGTTTTTTTTCTTACTTCTAAAATCATAGTTTGAATTTTTTAAATTGATCTTTTTTTACGTCTTGTTTAATACCACCAATGACATAAGACTCAATTTCTGTTTCTTGTGGAGCATTTTGTGTTGATCTACTATTTAACCAATGCTCTACCCAAGGAAGTGGATTAGTCTTTTGATCATATACTGGATTTAGTTGTATGGCTTTCATTCTTCTATTTGCCATATACTCTACGAATTGATGTAATAATTTTTCAGATAGTCCTATCATAGAACCTTTACTAAACAAATATGTCGCCCATCTTTTTTCTTCACCAACTGCATCTTCATACATTTTATAAACATCTTTTTCACAATCTTTAATTACTTTTAACATCTCTTTGTCATTTTCGTGGTCTTTCCAATTATTAATAATTCTTTGTGACATCGCTAGATGCTGACTTTCATCTCTAGCAATAAATGAAATAATCTTTGCTGAACCTTCTAGTTTCTTTAATTCACCAAAGGCAAAAGAACAAGCAAACGATACATAAAATCTTAGGCCCTCTAATATGTTTACTGTAACCATCGCTAAATATAATTTCTTTTTAAGTTCATACATATCAACTTTGTCAGGTGTCAATGTCCATTGATAACCCATAGCGATTAAATCATCATAAGTTTGTGTTACAGATTTAGCACGTTTTTCTATTTTCTCGTCTCTTATGATAGTGTCAAAAACTTCACTAGGGTTAGGATATAAATTTTTAATAATGTAAGTATAACTTCTACTATGTATTGTTTCAATAAAGTCCCAAGTAACAATACAACCTTCTAATTCTGGTAATGAACAAAAAGGTAAAAAGGCAAGACAAGGTCCTCTACCTTGTACGCTATCTAACATAGTTTGATACTTTAGATTAGATGTAAAGATAAACTTTTGTTCGTCTCGTAATTCAAGGTAATCGTTTCTATCTTTTTGTAAAGATATTTCTTCTGGTCGCCAAAAGTAACCTAATTGTTGCTGATTTAATTTATCAAAGATAGGATATTTCATATTGTCATATCGTTGTACAGCTAAATCAGGACCAAAAAACATTAACTGTTTTGTTGAGTCTAAATTTTTATCTTTGTTAAATACGCTTTTCATTACTTTATATATTCCTTGTTTAGTCTTATTGGTTTCAATCCTGTTTCTCTATTTAAAAACTTATAATCTAATTTAACTACATCAAAATCTTTTTTTAACTTATCAGCAATTAGATAAGGATTAAATTCAGCACAACTATAAACATCTAGTTGCATTAATGCAGGCACAGGTTCGTCCCATACGTGTACTGCTATGTGACTTGTTTCTATTACAGCAACACCAGTAATACCTCTATTACCCTCATTATTACAATACGCCACATATGGCCCCAACATTATTTTCATATTTATTGAAGCGATAAAGTCTTTTAACCATTCTGTTAATTTTTCCACATCTTTTGGTGGGTTATTAACTTCAGCACGAACGATTAGGTGCTTGTGTATTAGTAAGCTATTTTTCATCTTTTACTCCGTAGAAAAACTCCGTTTCATCTCCAAATGTTTGTTTTACCTTATCTTCTACGGAATATTCAATAGAAGAAACTTTAAAGTCTGGAAACTTCAAAGTCTTTGGCGTATATGATTTATCTAAAATCAATACTCTATTATTTGGTTGAGCAGCAAAATAACCGTTATTCAATTTCAATATATTAAACGACTTATGTTGCGTTGGCAATTCACTGAAAGTAGTATTTAGTCTATTTGAGTCTGGATTGCAGCTATCAATACTAAACAAATATATACCCTCGTGCCATTTTCTACTAGGAGCAAAATATTTAGCTCTTTGTCCTTTTAATAGTCTCTTTTCTATGACTGTAATATCATAACTAAAACAGTCCCATAATTCTAATTCTTCTAAAGGTAAGTCACCTTCAAAGTCTTTCTTCCATACAAACGCTGATAGTGGCAACTTATCATAAACTGCGCCATACTCTGGTAGATATGTTTCAAAATACAACGCTCTACCTTGTATAGATTTAACTGTGACCCAAACCCCTTCAACAAGTTCACCGTGACCTTTTTCGTGGTCGTGTAAAAATTCTTTCTTTACATAAACCTCTATATGAGGTAAATTAGCACATAAAAACATTTATATAGTACAAGACTCACAGGCCTCACCCTCTACTTGATCATTTAGTTTATCTTCTGGTATGTTGTCGTGGAATCCAACTGGATGCGTTGGTTCGTCTATATCTTTCTTACTATCATACGTATTTTGATAATAAGATGTTTTCCAACCATACTTATAAGTTGTCAATAAGTCTTCAGCCATAGCTGATACTGGTACTTGACCATCAGTATAATGTTCAGGATTATATGACCAGTTACCACTTATTGCTTGATCAAAATATTTTTGCATAACTGATACAATATTAATATAACCTGTCATATTTTTCATATCCCACAATAATGTATAAAAATTCTTTAATCTATGATAGTCAGGTACCACTTGTTTTAGTGGGCCTTTTTTAGATTTCTTAATACTTAAATAATCTCTAGGTGGCTCTATACCGTTAGTAGCATTAGATACCACACTAGAGGATTCTGAAGGCATTTGAGCAGAGAGTGTGCTATGTCGAAGGCCATGCTCAACTATGTCTTTACGCAATTTTTCCCAACCAAGAGATAGTTTACGATTTACAATCTCATCTACCTCTTTCTTGTAGGTGTCTATTGGTAAGATACCCTCAGAATATTTTGTCCTATTAAAGTATTCACACTTACCTTTTTCTTTTGCAAGTTCGTTACTTGCTTTTAGTAAGTAATATTGGAAATGTTCTGTTAATTCATCAACCTCTTTCCAAGCTTGTTTATCTTCATAGGAAACTTTTTGTTTAGCAAGATAATGTGCAAGTCCAATATATCCAATACCTAAACTTCTTCTTGCCTTTGTACTAATTTCTGCCGCTTTAACTGGATAGTTTTGATGATCAATTATTTCATCTAAACTTCTAACAGCAAGATCACATAAATTTTCTAAATCATCTAAGTATGTAATTTTACCTACATTGATTGCTGATAGAATACACAACGCAATCTCACCATTACCATCTATATGATCTATTGGATCAGTAGGTAATGTAATCTCTTGGCAAAGATTTGACATATAAACTTTATCTTTAAAAGATGAGTGAGAATTGCAATGATCTATATTCATAATATAGATACGTCCTGTTTCTGCTCTTTCTTTTAATATATTAAAAAATAATTCTTGTGCTGATACTTTCTTTTTCTTTACACTTGTTTTTCTTTCTGCTGTTTTATATATTTCATCAAATTCTGGTGTACCCCACGACTCATATAGTTCAGGTACTTCGTGTGGTGAAAATAAAGTTATTTCTTCATCATTAATAAATCTTTCATAAAATAGTTTTGATAATTGAATTGAATAATCTAATTTTCTAACTCTATTGTCTTCACTACCTTTGTTATTTTTTAAAACTATAATATCTTCTATTTCTTGGTGCCAAATTGGAAAGTGAACAGTTGCAGAACCACCTCTAACTCCATTTTGAGTACAGCACTTAACCGTTGCCTCAAACTTTTTAAGAAATGGTATAACTCCAGTATGTTGTACTTC